TATGTTCGCCTACAATTAGGCAGTCAAATCATTGATCTTGAGTTAGACGCTGAACACTACGAAGCAGCTTATCAACGAACAATTGGTGTATATCGTCAACGGGCACAAAACGCCTACGAAGAAAGTTACAGTTTTTTAGAACTAGTAACCAATGTGAATATCTATGATATGCCACAAGAAGTTATAACAGTGCGCCAAATTTATCGTAGAACATTTGGTGATTCAACTGGCCCATTTGCATCTAACTTTGATCCATTTAGCCAAGCAAGCATGAATGTGTATCTAATGAACTTTAACGTAGCTGGCGGACTTGCTACCTACGACTTCTACAGTCAGTATGTAGAAATGGCTGGACGCATGTTTGGGGCCTACATGAACTACACTTACAATTCAGTAACTAAAAAATTACAGCTAATCCGCGATCCAAAGGGCACAGGCGAATCGGTTCTGATGTGGACCTACAATTTAAAACCTGAATTTAATTTGCTCAGCGATTTTCAAATTGTGCAATGGCTACGCGATTACATGGTAGCCAACTGCAAAATGATCATTGGTGAAGCCCGTGAAAAATTTGGTACAATTGCTGGCCCACAAGGTGGTGGCACCTTAAACGGCACTGCAATGAAAGCCGAAGCTCAAACTCAAATGGACGGCCTAATTGACGATCTCAAACGCTATGTAGATGGTAGCCAACCACTTAGTTGGGTTATTGGTTAATCTTATTTGACTTTTACAGTAAGTGTGTTATAATAACACAATGTGGAAATGTATTGATAACCCCTCCTCCAAAACAAAAGATGTAATTATCTGCACAGTGCCATGGACTGATTCTACTATTCCGTTAATGGCACCTGCGGCCTTGCGACCTATAGTTGAAAAAGCTGGACTTTCTTGTTTGGCGGTTGATCTAAATGTTGAAATTTATCATTACACACGAGATCATGTGCTTAAGGACGATTTAATTAGATTTTTCTTTGATGAATATGTAACTAATGATACTAAAAAAATTCTTGAACAAATATTTTTATCAGCTGCCCAACAAATTGTAAGTTGGAAACCAAAATATGTAGGATTAAGTTTGTTCAGCTATGTCTGCCAACACTCGGCAAAATGGCTTGCCTACTACATAAAAAAACTCGATCCTAACATTAAAATATTAGCAGGAGGAGCAGGGTGTTTAGCCACATTTACAGGACCGTCTGAATACATAGATCAAATGTTAAATCTTAAGCTGTTTGATTACCATATTAGAGGAGATGGCGAAAATAGTTTATATGAATTATTAAAAGGCAATGCCAGTTACAGTGGAATTAATTCGTTAACCTGGAAAGAAATGTCCAAAGAAGAATTAAGATCTATGCCCATGCCTATCTATGATGATTATAAGTTTGAAATATACGATAAAAAAGTTCTACCACTTATAGGCAGTCGAGGGTGCGTAAGACAATGCAAATTTTGTGATTACATTGCCAACTGGAAACAGTTTCAATGGCGGACCGCTGACGATATTTTTGCCGAAATGATTGCCCAACATCAAAAGTATAAGATTACTTCTTTTAAATTTCAAGATTCTCTAACCAATGGAAATCAAAAAGAATTTTTTAAATTAATTGAATTAATTGCAAATTATAATCAAACAAACGACCAAAAGTTTTCATGGTCAGGATATTATATATTTAGAAATCCTACAAGTGCATCAGAACGAGAATGGGAATTATTATCTCTTAGTGGAGCCGAAGCATTGGCTGTAGGCATTGAAAATCTCAATGAGCACATTAGGTATGCAATTGGTAAAAAGTTTTCAAACGACGCAATTGACTTTCATTTTGCTCGAGCAAAAAAATATAATATTACTTTACTAGTATTGAATATTGTAGGATATGTGAATGAAACCCGCAAAGACATAGATTTTGCTCGTCAATGGCTTTATGATCATCTCGAATTTCGAGACAATATACGTTTACAATGGGGCGGAACACTGGGTATTTTTCCTAACACTTATCTAGAGCAACATAAAAAAGAATTAGGAATACAAATGATTGGAACGCAACCGTCGTTATGGATTAATCAATCAACTGGTAGCACCCCGGCGCTTAGAGCTTCTTGGGCAAAAGAATTAAATTCATTAAGTCAAGAATTAGGCTATAAAGTAGCCGACAATCTTGACAATCACTATCTTTTAGAGTCTTTAATAAATGCCTAATCTACATGCATGTAAAATACAATTTAAATTTGAATTTGGATCAATTGATAATCGATTCATCCAGGTAATTGTGATCAATGGCAACCAAACTAATTTAGTAATTCCAAATGATGACCATATTGGAATAGCCGAGTTGAGTATTGAATTGCCCACTCAACTTATTTTAACATTTACCGGTAAGGATCCAAATACAGATACATTAGTAGACAAAAACGGAAATATTACTAAAGACATGTATGTTAAGATTATTTCAATTTCATTAGATGGGTTTGAATTAAACAACATATTTTTACATCAAAAAATAAAATTACTAACCGAAACTAACCAAGAGATTACAACATCTTATGTTGGATTTAACGGGACTGTTTTAATAGATATGTCCGAATCTAGTGTTTTCTCTCAATATCTTTCTATGAACTCAGTGAATGCCCACTAGACTTTTTTCTAAACTCATGTTATAATCATAGCATGAGCTCACTGATGATAGACATAGAAGGTTTAGGAACAGGTCCCGATGCGACCATTTTAACCATTGCGGCTCAGAGTTTTGATCCGTTTGGATCGGGATACTATGCCCGTCAATACTATGCCCGAATCACATTGGAAAGTCAAGAAAATCGTAACATACAACAAGACACTATAGACTGGTGGGCTACTCAACCCGAAGCACAAGCCGAAGCCTTTATGGAAGAAGGCCGGGTAGACTTAGATACAGCACTTGATAGTCTATATAAACTGGCATGGCAACATAAATTCATCTGGGCCAACGGACCAACTTATGACATGAACATTCTCGAACATGCTTATAAGAGCTATGGTAAAAGTTTACCTTGGCAGTTTTACAATGTTCGCGACGCTAGAACAATATATAGTTTATGGCCTGAACTACCTAAACCGGCTACTAGCCACCATGCACTAGAAGATTGTCGTCGACAAATTGACATGCTTCAAGCCACACTAAAACATTTAAACGTAAAGGAAATCAGATGATCATTGGTATTTGTGGATTAATTGGAAGTGGAAAAGATACTATTGCTGACTACCTACAAAACATACACCAATTTCGTCGAGAATCCTTTGCCCATGCTCTTAAAGATGCAGTAGCACAAGTGTTTGGTTGGGACCGAGAACTGTTAGAAGGCCGCACAAAAGAATCAAGGGCCTGGCGTGAGCAAGTGGATCCATGGTGGGCAGAACGGTTAAAAATGCCACACCTAACTCCTAGATATGTGCTACAGGTATGGGGTACCGAAGTTGCCCGTCGAAGTTTTCATGATGATATTTGGATTGCCGCTTTGGAAAATAAACTTAGAAAAACAAAAGATGATGTAGTAATTTCAGACTGCCGTTTTCCTAACGAAATTAAAAGTATTAAACGTGCCGGAGGTATTGTTATCCGTGTAGTCCGTGGCCCAGAACCTGAGTGGTATGATGCGGCGTTAAGTGCAAATCGTGGACCCGAGGGTAACATAACATGGGCATTAAGCCGTCGCGAGTTAGAAAAGCACAAAGTCCATGCTAGCGAAACTGCCTGGATTGGCACTCAGTTTGATGCTGTAATTGACAACAATGCCGACGGCTTGGATAATTTGTATAGTCAAATTAAAGATCTGGTTCTAGCTCTCCAGGCATCCAAGGACGGTCCATCCGTTTAATTTCTTCTACGCAATTTAAACATATGGTCTTTAAATTGCGAAGGCCGGTATTATGTTGGTTTCCATCTACATGATAAACTAACAGTTGACTGGCATATTTTGATCTAAATCCGCAACGATCGCAGGCAAGTTTTTTCTTGTAGCCATCTAGTTGCCACTTTGGTTTGGGTTTTTTAAGATTTTTAGATTTTTTTAAACAGTAAGAGCATTTACTACGATAGTAGACACGATTGTATTTGTGATAAGCCACGGCTCTTGCCCTTTGTTTACAATCTTGACATATTGGTCTAATCATTTAAGTATTGATCTATCCATTTAAATTTTGTTTTTACTTGTTGATAACGCAGATAGTTTTGATGCATTTCTTCTTCAAGTTCTTTTTTACGTATTTGGCGCTGTTTTTCACTACGGGCTAGTTCTCTGAGATTTAGTGCGTAATCTTCTTCTTCTTGTTTGTATTCTTCTGAATTAATCCATTCTTGATATCGTTGATCTCTTTGTTTTTTTGCTGTTGCTTTTTGTTTTGCTATGGTAATAGGTGAGATACCAGATACACCTTCGCCGCCATCAGTTAAATTACGCAATATACCGGTACCTAAGTCTTTGCGCCCCCACCATTTTATTAGTCTGCGTTCAATAGCACACGCCCCAAGATTTGTAAGATTTGATTCTAATATAACTATCTGACATTTATCTTTAGGCAATTTAACAGTATGTTTACTCCAGGCACGTTGTCCTTTGCCTTTGCCAATATAATATGGGGTTCCATCACTCCTTAGATATGCATAAACATAGTATTCCATATGGATATTTAGCATAGGCGGACCTATATATAGGCCGCAATTACCTCTTCTTTTTGTCTTTTATTATAAATATTAACAACTAGAAAAAAGGATTTACTATGGCACTCTTATCACCTGGCGTAGAAGTTACAGTTGTTGACCAAAGTCAATATATTCCGGCCTCTGTCAAC